AAAGCAGCCCCGTGAAACCCGTGGTTGAAGCCTAAGCTACAACCACGGCCCCAGATCGTACCAGTCATTAACTAGTACGACTTTGGTAGCTGGCCGCCGTAGCCTACCGCGCTGTGTTTCTTCTAAGCGCGATGACTCGGCGGAGCCTTTGTTGAGAGCGGCTAGATACGCCCCTTCCTCAACCGTACCTCTGTGATCTACGGGGGATCGTCTTGCGACGATTCCTCGCCAGAGGTGGAGTCTCTTGTTCCGACTGGGGGAGGCCTCATCAAAGTTCTTGATGATGCCGTCGTCCCCGTAGCCGTAGCTTGTAGACGTCCTACCATACCTGCCGCAGCGTGACTTAGCGTAAAGCCAAGCACGCAAAAAACGACGATCGCAGAAAACACGATCGCCGCGGCGGTGAGCATAGTAACGAATTGAGTTAGTGATGTGAACACTGTAGTGCGCGCGGTCATAGATTTTATCCTCTGCCTTTTTCAGGTAGAAAGGACGTACGTCCAGACCATGCCACCAATCAGTGCCACAGCTCTCGCGAAAAGGTCCTTGCCAAAAGGACTTTTTCGCGTTCATCTTGAACCCAAAAAATTCAAGACTCTGCACCACATCGCCTAGAGCTTCGACCGGCAGTACGAGGTCGTCGCCGAAGACACCGATGTCCTCCCTTGTGTGTAACCGACACATCGCCCAAAATATGAGCGACTCAAGCTCCCAAGTGAAACCGTTTCCCATGCTGGAGTATTTCTCCAGCTTTAAGGTGCGGTCATCAAGGGTGCAGTAGTCGGTCCTCGCTGTGTCAAGTAATAAGACCCAGTCGCGAGGCAGGAGGAGACGTACAAGATAGCTGGCGATGGTATCGCTAGCCATGGAAAGATCGACGGTAGCGTAGGACAGTTTAACTGCATTTCGCGCCATAGACCTATTCCGTTCTTGTAAATCAGGTTGCAGACCAAGTTTGCGAAGGACGTGCCGTAAGGCGGCGCCGATACCCAACTGCAGATAAACATTGCAGTGAGGCTCGATGCAAATCGTCCGATCAATTTTCGCATTCTTGGGAACGACGGTTACCTTTGAGGCAGCTACTTGAGTAACCACCCCTTTAACGTGCGGCCCGAAAAGGGCTTTAACGTAGGGAACCAATCTGGGTGTCGCATCGAAAAGATCTGATGCGTATTTTCTTGAAAGGCACACATCTGAACCACTAACATTGGACGTGGATCCAGGACCAAAGCGTGAAGCTTTGGTTACCCGTTCCATCACTGCAGACGTCACCGGCCCCAACGCTTCCGAAATCAAAACCTGCAGATGAAATATCTGCTCGGCAAATTTCGGGTTGGAGTCCGGCGAACGTACAAGCCGTGAGAGTCGGTTGTTAGTTTCCTTACACATCAGTTCGCTTTCCAGAAACTTGTCCAAAGCTAACCGCTCGCGATTAATTGCGAGAGGTAAGCGAGGATTCTTGGTCATCATTTCTGTGACCAAATAGTCGTCTGGGAACTGAGGAAGGAGCGGATCAGGGAACGTAAGTTCCAAGTACTGCCCCCACTCGCCGGCCTGTGCCATCAAAGCACAGGTTAAAGCTCGTGGAGTGTCAACGGACTCACAACATCGTAAGAACGTCTCGACTTCAAGCTCGAAGCAATCGCGTGAGCGATCCTTCGCCTTAACACCCCTCTCCTTTTTCTTAGGAGATTTGCCGCCAACCGTCGTAAGACGGTTGTTCGAAGAGCGCGAGCTCTTTGGCTGACGTCGCATGGACTACCCTTTCTTAATTAGTAAATCGGGTCATTGTCCCGCAGGGCACCCTTAACTAGGGTGTTCGCAAGAGCGTTCACTGTAAAAGCGAACAAATCTTTGCGCTCAGCATCAGTACAACCATCAGGTTCATCAAGTTCTACATTCGAGCGAAGAGTGCGCAAAACGCCCTCAGAGCCCGACGGTAGGATGCCCCAGACTGGGATACTGATTTTGAGACCTGCTTTGGTCTTCTTAGTTGCGACATTCGCCGGAACGTAGGAGACCGAAATGCGACGATATTTAGCGGCGACCCCAGATGCACGATCTACAAACTGGGAGAGCTGCGGGGTGATGGATTCAACCGAAAACGTTGCGTTTACGGGAGTAGCTTGACCATCGGCAAGGACGAGATTAGCGGCAGTTGCCATTATTTCACCTTAAAGAGTTTGCGCTGCGCCAGCTGACGCAGCAGGATTGTGGAGTCAACAAACCTCTTCCAACTAGTGGAAGGTTCCCATCGGGGTGGCGGTACGGTCAAAGATCGTATGAGCCTAGCCGATTGCACTAACTTCCCTGGCGGCCCAAAAGGCCAGTCCATGGTAACAGTGCTATACGTCGTACGGGTAAAGCTGTAACGCTTCACACCCTCAAGGGCATCAAAGCTGGCTAGAAAATCACCAACATTGATAAACCAATCTACGACGAAGGAACAAGGAATTACTTCCCAGGCGAGTTGAACAGGGTTAAGGAGACCAGTACGGCTGATGCTCTTTAGGGCACCAACATCGTACTGGACAGTGCACACATCACGAACCACCGTCTTTCGCTTCGTAACGACACGGTCGGGCACGCTTTTATAAACGCGTGATTCGACTAAGTGATCGTATAGGCTATGACGGACGCGGAACGTTTTGTAGATCGGGAGTGTTTCCATCCCTTTCACGTGAGAACACAAGTTTGCTATGTCGTTCAACAGCGGTGTTATGCCGTAACGATACATCATCCAAGTGTCTGCTGGTGCATTGAGCAGTCTATTCAAGTCTGCCGGCCTCCTGATTCTGAGTCCCTTCTTCACCCACTTCGGTAGGTTAGAGAAGTTCCCCTTCTTGATGGCTCGGAAACCATCGAGTAGCATACCGCTGATCTGCTGAAACATCATAGCAGTTTGGCGGTATTCAGCCAGCATCACACCGAGACTAACCGTCTGAGCCTTAACTTTAAGCAGCATTTTACTGCTGCTAGGGTCGAGGTCCAACGGGACGGTGGGTGCTCCATATCCTACGGAATCATAATAGGATACAAACTCGGGCAGGACTACTTGCTTTCCCGAACAGTTAAACGACGCGTTCCGCGCATGAGGGACATCTAGTCCCCATGACGAAGAATGCACGAACACTGTCGGGTTAAAAAGCAGTTCAATGCCAACCGGCTTAGGGCGTCTTACGACCGCAGTACGAGTTCTTGATCTATCGTACACATTCAGGCCTACGTTGGGTGTAAATCCAACACAGCCTGCTGTGACTTTAGGGTAGTTTCCATAGATGCGTGCCATAGTAATCCTTTCAAGACGGCTAGAGAGAGCCGAAAGCCACCGCAAGGTG